GCCGCGCGCGGCGCAATCGCGCTCGACACGCTGCCGAAGGTATTGCGCCGGTGGTTTCCGGGCCGGCCGTTCAAGCGCCACCGCACCGAGGGCTATTTCAGCCTGGAGAACGAGTCGGAAATCTGGATCGGCGGCCTCGACGACCAGGAGCGCGTGGAGAAGATTCTCGGCAAGGAATACGCCACGATCTTTCTCAACGAGTGTTCGCAGATTCCGTATTCGTCCGTGCTGATCGCGCTGACGCGGCTGGCGCAGGTCTCGCGCGACCTGCCGCAGGCCGCCTATTACGACCTTAATCCAACCGGCAAGGGGCACTGGACCAACGTTTTGTTCGGCGAGCTGCGCGATCCGGTGTCGCGCCAGCCGCTTGAGGACCCGGATGACTACGCGCGGCTTTTTCTCAATCCGGGCGATAATGCCGAAAATCTTTCCGCCGCGTATCTGAAAAGCCTGGGGGCGCTGCCCGAACGGCAGCGCAAGCGGTTCTTCGAAGGGGTCTATATCGACGAACTTTCGGGCGCTCTGTTCAGCTACGAGACGATCGCACGGGCGCGCGTCGCCGAACTCGATCAGGCGCGCCACATCCGCGTCGTGGTGGCGGTCGATCCGTCGGGAGCCGCGGGCCGGGACGACGAGACCGCGGACGAGATCGGCATCGTGGTCGCCGCCAAGGGCGACGACGGCCACGCCTATGTGCTTGCCGACCGCTCGTTGCGCGACGCGCCGGCGGCGTGGGGCCGCGTCGTTGCCCAGGCGTATCACGAGTTCAAGGCCGACCGTATCGTCGCCGAGGACAATTTCGGCGGCGACATGGTGCGCTTCGTGATCCGTGCCGCGGACGCCAACGCGAAAGTGCACACCGTCGCCGCCTCGCGCGGCAAGGTGCTGCGCGCCGAGCCGGTCTCGGCGCTGTACGAGCAGGGTCTCGTGCATCACGTCGGCCGCTTCGCCGTGCTGGAAGATCAACTGTGCGCCTTCACCACGAGCGGTTACCGCGGCGAGGGCAGTCCCGATCACGCCGACGCACTGGTGTTCGCTATCACCGACCTGTTGCTGAATGAACCGGCGGCAATCATCGAGTTCTACCGGGTCCGGGCTGAGGCAGGCCGGGCCATGCCGGCGGAGCCCGCAGCGCGTGCGGGCGAACTGCCGATCAGGTTGCTCGCGCCCGAAGGAATTTCAGGCGCGCATGGCGTGTCCGGTGCGTTCTATCTCGTTGGCAATGACCGCGTCATTACGGTGAAGCCGCGGGACGCGGCGGCACTGATCGCTGCGGGATTTGCGCGCGTGACTGAACAACAAGCGTAGCTCCTTGAAAATGCCGGCGCGGCGCGTAATCCGCCCGGCATGCCGAGGCCCGCTTTTGCGCGGGCCCCGCTTCGCACCTTGCCTGACCGCTTGACCGATCTACGCGTGCGCTATCGCCGACCCACCCGGCGTGGCGCATTTTTCATTGACGGCGGCGCAAGCGGGCAGGTGTGCGGGGCAAGGGCCGGGCGCCCGTCGGTTCTTGACGGGACGCCCGGCCCACTCGTTTGAAAAATCGAGCAAACACATGACCGAACAAATCCGCGGCGCGGGTCAGCCGAGCTGGCCGCTGTCGCCGTATCAGATCTCGGTGTCATACGGCGCCCCCTCCCAACGCTTCCCCGCAAGCGGGGAAGGGAAAGGGTGGGGGATTGCGCGCGGCACCGGCGCCGACTGGTTCGGCCCGCTCGATCCGCTCAGGCCGATTGCGCCGCCGGATGTCGCCGGCCGCCGCTTCGATTTTCCGCCCGGCTACAACCTCATCACGCGGCCGCGCGCCTACGAGCCGGTCGGCTTTGCCGAGCTGCGCGCCTTCGCCGACGCCTATGATCTCCTTCGCCTCGTCATCGAGACGCGCAAGGACCAGATGGAGCGCCAGCGCTGGCGCATCCGCATGCGTCAAGCCCCCACCCATCCCTCCCCCGCCAGCGGGGGAGGGTCAGGGAGGGGGCACAAAAGCGCAGCCCTCGACTCCGGCACCAGCGCGCGCATCGTCGCGATCCAGAATTTCTTGCAGCGACCCGACGGCGTGACGCGCTGGAAGACCTGGCTGCGCGCGCTGCTCGAGGACATGTTCGTCATCGATGCGGTGACGCTGTACTGCCAGCGCACGCGCTCGGGCCAGCTCTGCGCGCTGCAGCAGCTTGACGGCGCGACCATCAAGCGCGTCATCGACGATTGGGGCCGCACGCCGCTGCCTTACGTGGGCGCGGACGGCGCTGTGGTTCAGCCGCCGGCCTATCAGCAGGTGCTCAAGGGTCTGCCGGCCGTCGACTACTCGGCGCGCGACATCATCTACCGGCCGCGCAACGTGCGCGCCCACCGCGTCTACGGCTATTCGCCGGTGCAGCAGGTGCTGATGACGGTCAACATCGCGCTGCGCCGCCAGCTCTGGCAGCTCGACTATTTTTCCGAAGGCTCGATCCCCGACGCCCTGATCGGCGTCCCGACGTCGTGGACACCCGACCAGATCAAGCAATTCCAGGACTACTGGGACATCGAGTTCGCCGGCGATCTGGCCAAGCGCCGCCGCGCCAAGTTCGTGCCGGGCGAGGCCGCCGCCAAGGTCGTTCAGACCAAAGAGCCCGCCCACAAAGACGACTTCGACGAATGGCTCGCCCGTATCATCTGCTACGCCTTTTCGGTGCCGCCGCAATGGGCCACCAAGGTGATGAACCGCGCCACCGCCGACAACCAATCGCAGCAGGCGGAGGATGAGGGTCTCGAGCCGACCAAGGAGTGGGTCAAGGACCTGATCGACGAGATCATCGCCGAAGAATTCGCCTCCCCCGACCTGGAACTCGCCTGGCTCGACGAAGACGAAGCTGACCCGAAGGGCATGGAGGCGGTCCTCGAAGGCCGCGTCAAACTCGGCGCCCTCACCCTTAACGAAATGCGCGATGCGCTGGGGCTTGATCCGTACGCCAACGCTGCCGCCGACCGGGCGATGGTGCTGACCGCCACTGGTTACGTGCCGATCGAGGCGAATGCGAATGGGAACGGCAATTCGCCAGCCAAAGAGGTTCGAGCGGACATAGGCGCTCAATCTAGACTGGTTGTCAAAACCTACAATGCCGACCAACCTCGCGTGCCGGCCGGAAATTCCGATGGCGGCCAATGGACAAGCGAAGGCGGCGGTTCCTCGCCAAGCGGCTCATTGGATGCGTCAGGTAGAACGGTAGACGGCGACTCATTCAAGCAACCCGGCCCCTTACCCCAAGACGTTGTGGCGTCGGGGCCGCAATATGCCGTGCGTGATACGAGTAATCGCACGGATGCCAGCCAGACCGATCCAGTTCAGGGGGCTGGGGCCACCGGTCTGCTCTGGGCGACACGAAACCCGACGATTGACAAGACATCGACGACGCTCCTCCTTCTTCTCAACGACGTTGTCGACAGAGCCGGACCTAGTGGTGACCTTTCGCCCACGCAATATGGTACTAAGATTCACAAGGAGTTTGCTTCCGCCGTGGAAGCTGAAGGGCTTCCAGGCGTCCAAGTCGAACAAACGTTCGGTGGCGCCTATTATGGAGCGCCGGGCAGCGTACGAACCGATGTCTTGTTGCGTGATGCTGCGGGCGCAATAACTGCGATCTACGATCTAAAAACCGGAGATGCTCGGCTGGAGCCGTGGAGAGTAAGGGAACTCCGAGCTAAGACAGGTACGACGCCCGGAACCTATGTATTTGAAATAAACGTAGAACGCGGCGTTGTGTTGAAATACCGCAGTCAGCTTGCAGGTTTGTCGTTTGCTGGGGGGCAATGGAGGAGTTGAATGTCGATGGAGATTTGCGTGCTGTCCGATATGCAGCTCAATTCGATCTCTGAATGGCAAGAGGCAATTGATAGTGAAGGTTTTGAGCTTCGATTATCCCAGCATGAGTCATTTTCGGATATGAAGGGCTTCCTGCCGTCAATCTTGCGCACGGAGCCGACAGGTTTCGAATGCTTCCATGTTAGTCCGCGAGAACTGATCGAAACTTATGACAACATTCAATTCGGTCATGAGTGGAAATTCGCAATTGAGTTGCTCTGGGAAGGCGACCACACTCAGATGCAGGCGGCTTGCATGGCGGCGGCTGCTTATGCTCGCGCTACTTCGGGTGTGGTATTTGATCCCCAAGCCAGCCAGGTGCTGAGCGCGGCGCAAGCCTTTGAAATGGTCCAGGACAACGAACGCTTCGTGTCTGGGCTAAAGACGGAGCAGCGGAACTCGCAAGACCAATCGTAACCGGGCTAGGACCTCATCGACGAAATCATCGCTGAAGAATTTGCCTCCCCCGACCTGGCACTCGCCTGGCTCGACGAAGACGAAGCTGACCCGAAGGGCATGGAGGCGGTCCTCGAAGGCCGCGTCAAACTCGGCGCCCTCACCCT